ATTGCTCCCCCGAGGGGGGCGTTATGTTGCCGGTAGACTCTCACAGAGTGAGGTTGCTACCACTAGTCGGGGTACGTTCGCTGTTTGCGAATCCTCGACGGAATCTCTCCTCCGCCTCGTTGGCGTTGGAGAAGTTGTTATAGAAGTCACTATCAAATAGACGTGACCCTATATGTCGTGTCACCACATTCGTGAGGTGCAATACGACTTTGGTAAGTGGATCCCCCATTAGGATTCCAGTTACCAATGTCACACTCCGTATATCGGGACCCATTTCGGGCCGGGGTGTGCCAAAGTCTTTCAACACGCCACTAGCGTGAAAGAAGACTTCTCGCGGCTCGTAACAGGTTTTCTGTACGATACCACGTAAGACAGGAGGGATACCACATTTGATCATCCATGCCTGTCCCAGATCGGATCCGACTTCAAGTCGCATCAAATCTGTGGCGTTCTTATAATCCGTTGAGGATGTATAGAGCGACTTGAAGGTATCTGTTCTCTCGACATATCCTTCATAAGCATCTTCTTCCCGATTATCGAGGGAGAAGACCATGTCCCTTACTTCGTCTGACATTAGACGACAGAAGAGATTCCATCCGTGATTGGCTTTGCCCATCCCGGATGTACTGCTCCTTATCCCCTTTTCTAGAGGTGAGGAAACAAGCTTGTTTACAAGATCGAGTACGATTTTCAAACAAGCACGAGCCTTGGTCACAGTACGTGCTTTCCCAGGCTCTTTCACCATCGTTAAGAATGCATATTTAAGCTCCTTCGGTGATGAACGGAGAACGTGGTCTAGCGCTAGCCAGAATACCACTTCTCCCGTCGAATCGAATGAGTCACGTGACTTATAAATTTCGATTCGTCCGGTATAGAGGTCCCTTACAGGGACACTCTCACCGACCGGCAGAGATGCGAGCAGTTCTCTCGCAGCCTCTATCGTCCCCCCCTCTTTCCGGGTCTTTTCCCATGAAGAGGAGGTACTTACTGTGATTCTCGACTTAGTCGACAGTCCAGTAAAGGCACTATCGTCAAGTCCCGCTAGGACTTCATTTAGTGCAGCCCGCCGAAGTAACCGCGCAGATCGCGGCTCGGCTGGTCTCTCCGAACTAATGGCCGTAAGAAAATCGACCTTAGATTGGAGTATAACGACAGGGGGCGGTGTTCCGCACCCTCGCGTTTGTGACAGGATACCAATGACGTACGTACGTCTGGGACCTGTCTCGGTATTCGCGCGTTTCCATACGTTTGCGAATTGCCGGCACCAGTGCGTGGGCCTTTGGCCCATGTTTTCTAGTGCGTGTTCGAGGTTGTCGCGGTGCGCGGCTTCCTTAAACCACTTCCTAGCAGCCTTTAGCTGGCTGTAGGCAGTATTGACGGACGCTCCTTCCTTTGTAAGGACGCCGTCAAGGAATTCATCTCCTAGTAAAAAGGAGATGTTTCCGAGTGTGAACATGTCAAATCTTTCCCATGTCCACACCTCTTCGGGATAACAGAGGTACCTCTGTAAGAATATCCCGTCGACGGTCTTTAACATCTCGATGAGACGTAACGACCGTGCCTTCTTCGACGCATTGTGCTCTTCGAATAAGGCCTCTATCTGTCTCCTTGATACACAAGGGTCAGTAGATCCACCCAGAAATCGGTTTATCCGATATCTGAGCGTCCGCGCCCAGGACATGTAGTGTCCGGGCGTGTTACACAGCTTATGCAGGGCCCTGCCCCAATGAGTGTGTTTATACACGACGTGAAGTTTCACGTCATGTCTAACGATTGCCGAAAATCTAACTTTAGATTTGGGCGATCCTTCCCAAGCGGGTCCTAGGACCTTAGCTGGGAGCGGGTCTTGAAGACGTATACCGTCTCCAGACCAGACGGTGATTTCCGGGTTTAAGCCCAGTTTGTCACCGAGACGATAACCTGCATGGATCTTCCATGGGTCATCGTACTTCAGCCGGTAATTGGAATCTTTCCGAAACCGGACGTGCTCCCGAGCGTGTCCTCCTATGACACGACCGGGCTCTTCAGTCTCAGAACCGGAAGATTCTGAGTCCGAATCCGCAAAACCATCAATACCTTGATGGATAATGTCGGAAATCTCTGCCGTTTCCATTAGGATTTCGGCGAGACTACCCGTCGGGCTGAGGAGACCTTCCACAGTTCGACGGACAGTTAGATCCCTTTCTTCAGGGGTTTCTCGCTGCCTCTCTGATAGGGTGAATCCACACCGTAGCAGAGTATCTCGGTTCCTCGTCACAGACGAGGAGCCTGAGTGTCTCAACATAAGACAGGATGGTACCTGCTTAGTTGAGAGATACTTTGTCCCACTAACATAGTGAGACAGAGGTTGTGGTACAGACGGTTTCGGAAGAGACGAGTTGTACCATAGCGG